GCATAACGCTTTTTATGATTTATTTAGATATGCTACAGAACAAGATGACCCAGAATGGTTAGGCGTTAGATTTAAGGCAAGTCAAACAAACATAATAGACAAAGAAGAATTAAAAGCTGCGCAAAGATTAATGTCTAGAGATGCGTTCTTACAGGAATTTGAAACAAGTTTTAGTGCTGCTATTGTAGGTGCATATTATGCTGATGAATTACAACAAATGGCAGATGATGAAAGAATATGTTCTGTACCATATGAAGCAGCTGTACCAGTTCATACTGCCTGGGATTTAGGCGTATCAGATGCAACAGCTATCGTATGTTTTCAATTAGTTGGTAGAGAAATAAGAATAATAGATTACTACGAAAGTTCTGGTGTTGGTCTACAACATTATTTTAAATGGATAAAAGAACAACCATATGTGTGGGGAGAACATATATTACCACATGATATAAAAGTAAGAGAATTAGGTAGTGGTAGAACTAGATTAGAAACATTGCAATCATTTGGAATTAATCCAACAATATTACCTAATGAAAGTGTAGAAGATGGTATAAATGCTGTTAGAGGTATTTTATCCAGGGTTTACATAGATCAAAAAAAATGTGATAGACTTATACAAGCATTAAGACAATACAGAGCAGAATACGATCAAAGATTAGGAACATTGAAATCAAAACCATTCCACGGTTGGGAAAGTCACGCAGCAGATGCTGTTAGATATATGGCAATGGGTTTACCAGCTGGTGGATCTTTTGGAACTGATTGGGGAAATAAACCAAACATAGACAATTCATGGATAGTATAATGGATGACTTAAAAATAATAGGATCATTAAAAGCTGAAATGCGTGACACTATTGGTTACGATGCAGATGAACTTATTGAAAGAAGAACTGAAAATTTAAAACGCTACGAAGGTGAGTTAATTGGTGATGAAAGATTTGGTAGATCACAAGTTATCACCAGGGATGTATTAGAAACTGTAGAAGGTGTAATGCCATTCTTTATGCGTGTATTTTACTCAAGTGATGATGTAGTAAAATTTGAGCCAGTTGCTGATGATGACATTGAACTAGCAGATCAAATGACACTATTTGCAAACCATGTATTAAAAAAACAAAATGAAGGTTTTAATATTATACATACATGGGTTAAAGATGCGCTTATAAGTGATATGGGTGCTGTAAAATATTACTATGATACACAAGAAGAAACAGAAGTCGTATATTACGAAAATTTAACTGATGAAGAATTAACTGCATTAGAATTAGATTTTGTAAAAGATGTTGTAGAGCATACAGAAAGAGAAAATCCAGAAGCTGTTCCAGAACCAATATTAGATGAAGCTGGTAACATCACAGATTATACACAGCCAAAACTACATGACATAAAGTGCAGAAAAACTAAAAAAAGAAATAAAATAAAAATAGAAAATGTACCACCAGAAGAAATAATGGTATCTCGCAAAGCCAGGAGTATGAACCTGGAAGATTGTCCATATTTAGGACATAGAGTTAGAAAAACTGTATCAGATTTAATAGCTATGGGTTTTGATAGTGAGAAGGTTTTAAGTATTCCATATGGTGCAGATGAATATGATACTGACGAAAGACTTGAAAGATTTGATGATACAAATACTGCAAACGACAAAAAAGATACAGTAGATCCATATTCAAGAACA